GGTCGTCTCCTGGAGTGGGCGGGCGTTCGCCTACCCTACAGGAGCCGATCGCGCACGCAAGCCACAGGCTGCATCAAGATGCTAACGGGCGATGGTTTGCACGTAGGCCTGGCACGCTCGTAAGGCAATCAGGGCGTTATCGCCGTCGTCGGTGATGGCGATAATTCGCTGAGCATGCGCCGGGTCAAGTCGGGCTCGCGGGGCTGCATGAACCAGGCCGCTGGCGGTGGTGGGGGCTGGCACTGCACTACCGTTGGCGGGGTCGCGGGTGTCGAGAAGGACTGACAACCGCACATCAGCAGTGGCCAGGCGATCACGCAAAGCAGCCTGATGACGTTGTGCATCGCTTAACTCCTGCGCGTGTTGTTGATCGTTGGCGCTGAGCTTCTGCTCCAGGGCCAGTCGCTTGTCGTGTTCGGCCTGTTGTTGACGCACGGCCAACTGGTGTTGTTGATCGAGCTCCCGGGCATGTATCGTCGCCAACCGTTGGATCTGCGCCTCATACCGCCAGACCTGCACCTGCCAGGCCAGCCCCGCCGCCATCGCCACCAGCAGGAAATAGCCGAGCAAACGGTAGGACGTTAAGAACCGCATAACACTGCCTTCGCCCGCGCCCACAGCTGCATGCGCTGCTCCAGACCATTGAGCCCACCATTGATGCGGCGCGTAATCGTGGTGAATTGATCCTTGTCGGCCAACGCGTTCAGACCATTGCTTGCCCAATACCAAGCCGCCGACTCACACGCCCACCGGGGCTGCTCAAGCAGTTCAGGCTGTGCCAACAGGCGATCGTCGCCGAATAGCGCCCGACTGCACGTCATATAGTTTCGACGGCCGGTAAGCTGAATGAGCCCCCTGCCCCGATACTTCTGACCGTCACCGTCCGCTTCGGGCGTATTGCCCAGGCGCGCAGCCAAGCTGCCGGTGTCGTATTTGCTCAGGTATTGGTGGCTGCCCAGTTCGCGCAGGTATTGCAGCTCGCCGGATTCGTGAGCGATCTGAGCGAGAAAGGCAGCGATGCGTTGGGGGGTGTCGATAGCGTACCGTTCCATCGCAGCATTTATGGCGGGCAAAAAAACACCCGCTACGAGGCGGGCTGCTGGCATGACGTGGACAAGCTGGGCAAGCGTAATCAGCATGGTTTCTACTCTGTAAGAAGGTCTAGATCGACAACCCGCCCGCCACAATCGAACTGCGATACCCCGTCGTCGGGTCACCCACATGGGTCACTTGGGTGATCGACCAGCGCCCTTGCATATAGGACGGCCAGCTCTCATCCAGCAGCAGCAACCCTTCAGCGGCGAGCAGCGGATTGCCTGGACAATCGATCTGTAATTTCAAACCTTCACGGCCCACGCGCCGCAGTTCGCCTTCGGCCACAGCGCGGGCTTCGGCTTCGTTCTGGCAGCGTTGGCGCAAGGTTTTGAACGGCGCAATGCCGACTTGCACGACGTGCTGTTTGCCCCCGGCGGCATCCCACCAGGTCACACGGCACCCCATGTACTTAGAGCGCGATTGTTCGTCGAGCTTGGCTGTGATGAACGCTTGGTCACCGGGCCGGTTGTCCTGGGTCACGGATAACGTCACATCCGGCAGAGGCTGGCCGGAAAGGGAGTGAACCTTGCCGGCTTCCGCCAATACATACAGTTCGTTGATCGGTTTTGTGATGGCGCTATAGCGATTGGCCAGGCGCGTGATAAACGCCATGTCGCTTTCGTTGGATTGATCGATATGGGGAATCGGAATGCCTTCCAGCGCCGGTGCCACCCGGGGTGAATAGCCATGCCGGCTGACTAACTGACGAAACAGCGCGCCCAGGGTGGTAGGCCCGTAACTGGCGGAGCGACGCTGCCGGTAATGGCTGGGGTCCGCAGCACTGAAAGGTGCGGCGGTGGCGACGATCATCAGGCGCATCGGAAACAGCACCGGGGTTCGCTGCGTGATGACGAATTCGCCCTTCTCCACCAGGCCCGACTCCTGATAGCCGACCCGCATGCCGATCTTGCCGCTCAAGCTCGGCAACCCTTCCAGGCCCTCGGTATTGAGCGTGAGTTCCAGTCGGTCGGTCTGGATACCGGCGGCATCGGTATGGCTCCAGTGCATCAACCGTTGGTTAAGCAATGCCGCATTGGCACCGTAGAACTCAACGACCGGGGTGAATCCCTGTGTCATATGGCCTCCTCAATCCCAGGCCGAAATCGGCCGCAAAGCCGCTGGCCGGGCGTGCAACTCCGGCACCACCACCCACACGCCCGCCGGCAATACCGGCCCGTGCTCGGCCAGTTCGGGGTTCAGGCGCCAGAGGGTTTCTTCAGCAGCGTCGTCACAGCGCCCCAACTCGCGGTACAGCAGCAGGTTGACTGAATCCCCGGCAATACTTCGCACTCTACGCATTGACGAACTCCTCCAATTCAAGGCTCCAGGACATGACCATGGCGGTGCCGTCGTCGATCACATGGCTTTGGTTTTCCACCACGGCGTTGATGCGCCACAGCCCCCAGTTCCGGCCGATCCCGTCGACCAGCGGCAGCGGTGCCCGCGCATTCTGCAAGGCGCGTAACTCGTCCAGGCGCTGCATACCTACGGCGTACATTGCCGTGCCGCCGAACGTGAGTTTCTCCAGAGCCTGACCGCTCTGACGGGACTGCGGCTTGCTGGCAATGATTTCCAGGTTGCTCCAGCCCCCGTAACTGCTGTGGGTGAGCGTGGCGTAGGCAAAACCTCGTGAGAGGCCAAAGATAAAATCGCCCAATACCATCTGTTGTCGCATCAATCACCTCCGGGGTCGGCCAATGCCGCGTTGCGTCGAATACCGAGGGAATCGGTCACCATGGGCATGCATTGGAATTGCAGGGCCTGGAGCACTTGGTTGACCACTTGCTGGGCATCGGCGGGGTTGACGCCAGTGATCTGGATGCTCGGCGAGATCGTGACCTGGATGTTGTCGGTGCGAGCACTGTTGAGTTCCTTGCTCAAGGCATTCGGCGCGGGCAAGCGATCACTTGAACTGAACAGTTTGTCACCGAGCCAACTGCCCGCTTCGCTGCCCAGCAAGCCACCGATTGCACCACCGACGGCGGTACCGATACCGGGAAAAACCAGCGTGCCAAGTGCAGCCCCGGCCGATGCGCCAGCCCAGGCGCCACCGGCGGTGCTCAGGCCACTGCCAACGGCTTTTGCATCGCCCTGGCGCACGCCTTGCACGACGGCCATCGCGGTGTCGACGTACTTCAGCGGGCCCAGCCTGCGCACGAAGGATGATTCCAGTCGGGTCGCGGCGCCAGCCAGGCTCGAAGGGGCCGCTGTGCGTGGAGCAATCGTCGAGGCATTGAACCCCAGGCGCGGACCTTCGAAGACCTTGCTTACCTTTTCGAAGAGGCTGCGCACCGTGGCGAACAAACTCAAAGAGGTTCGGGGGGGACTGCGCCTTGACTTCATGAACGTGGGCTTGCCTGGCCCTCTCTTCCCAGATGACTTGTTGGGCCCATAACGCTTACGCCCCCGCGGCACCTCGCTGACACCCGAGCAGCAAGCGTCACCGCCCTTGCCGGCCCCCTTAAACACCGCGCCGATGCGGGGGATCTTGCCCAAGGTCGCTTCAAGCACCTTGTCTGAAACCTTGGTTCTGAACGAATCCGCCAAGCCTTCAACGGCCCACTTGAGCAATTGAGTGGCGGAGGATTCGGCAGGCTTTGTTTCTTCCGGCGTTTTCTTCGTCTCACTGGTCGCGGGGCTCAGGGCCGGGGCGGTCAGGGCAGCGCCGGTGATGAACAACGTCGTGTTGAGCGTCTCCAGCGTCTCGCGCAACCGTACCTGCTCCAGGGTCAACGCATTCAGGTCCACGCTGACGGTAACCAGCGCCGAGCTGAGCGTCGATTGCGGTGATGGAGCCTCGCGTTCAGGCGCGGCCAAGCTTGCAGAGAACGGTGCGAGCACACTGCCCAGATCCGCGTCACCGAGCATCCAGCGGTTGTCTTGCACCGCGAGCCGGGTCGCATATTGAGTCTCTTGCATCTCGCTTTACTCCTGTTTAACCCCAAGGCGAGTGATCGCAATGTCGTAGCGGCGCAGTGCTTTTGCGGCGTCCCAGTCGAGAATTTCCGCTTCGTTTACCGAGTAAACCAGCGGCACCACATCGAGGATCACGTCGATGTCGCGTTCCGAAAGAAGTCCGCCGGTTGATTTAAAAAATCGTCGATGCGCTCCTGCAATTCCGTCCAGTCCGGTACGGTCAACCCCGCGAGATCCGGGATCATCAAGCCGGTGCAATGGGCGGTGATGAATTCGGCGCGTTCTTTGTTGGTGGCGAGTTTTTTCATCACTTTGGTGGCGCGCAGGGCGGGCATTTCCAGGGGCAGTTCATTCAGGGTTCGGCCGGCTGCATCCAGGGGCAATAGCAGTTGGATGGGCTGGTCGTGGGACGACTGCTGAGGTTCGTTGAGAAAGAATGAAGCAGGTCGCGTCGACATCTCGTGTACGTACTGAGCGATAGACACGTAGTCCGGGCGCTTGAGCTGGTCGAGTTCTTTTTCCGACAGGCCGGTGGCGAGTTTCGCCAGTTCAAAGAACTGATCGTCCTCGTCGTCACCGGCCCGGGCCAGCGCGTCTTTTTGCGCGGCGTAGTACAGCGGTTTAAGTTGCACCTGCTCGATCGTCGCGCCGGTGTCGGCGGTGATTGCAGACAGCAACCTATGCAGCGGTGGCATCCAGGCCATGGGGCAATTCCTTGTTCAAGCAAGGGGCGAGCGCACCCGCCCCCAGGGGTTTAAGGCATCAGCACAGCGCGGCGCGCATCGCCCAGGATGTCGACGCCATTGAGCACGAATTTTTGGGTGCGCACATCGATGTCGATCACCGGGATGCCGTTTTCCAGTCGGTTGTAGGTGCGGCAGGACAACACCAGCGTGGTGAGCGCCTTGTCGCCCATTTTCAGCTTCGCTTCATCCAGGGATTTGAGCTTGCCGCCGACGGTGTGGTAGGTGAAATACGTCTTGCCATCCTGGTCCTGGCCGGCTTCACGTACGTTGAGCAGGATGTCGTCACCCATGCGCACGCCCAGCGCCAGCATGATTTCAGGACCGGCACCCTGGAGGACCAGCGTGGCATTGAGCACCTTGCCGCTCTTGGCCATTTCCTCGGCGATAAAGCGCCCACCGGACATGAGTTCCATGTCGAACTCGATCTTCGGCGGGGTGAACTCTTCCACGGTCGCGGACAACGGCAGGCCTTGGAGGGTGGCCGCAATGGCCTGTCTGACTCGGTTGGTAAACATTAGAGAACGTCCTCCAGGAACTGCTCGATGATTTCATCACGGGCGTTGAGTTGATAAATCATGTGTTCGTTGGGCGCGTAGCGGCCATAGTCGATGACGATGAACCAAGTGCCGTTTTTGTACTTCTCGACACTGTTCAACTCCGGGTGCAGGTACACGCTGGCGCCGGGAATGGTTTCGTCGGCGACCAGGGTTTGCAGCCAGTCGTTGATGCGCTTGACCTCCTGATCCATGAAGGACTTGGTGAGGTTCTTGGCCATGGCTTTCTGGCCGGCCTTGACCAGTTTGCGGCTGATGGCATCTTCCAGGCCGACATAGCTGATGAATTTGCCGGTGATGGAACGGTTACCCAGCAACGAGAAGCCGCCGAGGATGGTGCGCGCGTAGTAGCTCACGCCATAACGGTTGAGCAGGTCGCCTTCGGTGGAGGTGTCGAGGATGTTGTACTCGACCACGCGGGAAACGTCCTCGGCGAACGTCACCTGATTACCCGGGCTCTCCCACTGCTTGACCTTGGCCAGCGCGGCGATCGCCAGAGACGACGGCGACAGAAACACGTTTTTCTTCGCCGCCTTGGAGTACACCGACGGCATGTTGTGCACCAGCAGGCAGCGGTCGAAACCCAGGTCGGCGCCGCCCAGTTCGCCGCTATAGGCCACTTGGTCGGCGACGCTGGCATCTTTGCCGTCGAGCACGACACGCGCCTTGATGCGCTTGCCGAACGAGGCAAACTCGCCGGCCACGGCCTTGGTGCCAGTGAAGCCGGGGGCGCCGATGATGGTCAGGTCTTCAGGCACGCTGGCGAGTGCGGCCAGGCCCAGTTTGCGGCCGGTGACCGGGTCGTTACCGCCGATCACATTGTTGAGCGTATCGGCCGCAGTGGCGCCCTCTTCGACGATCACCACATAGACCGGCACCTTCACCACTTTGAGAATCTGGTAGACGGCGTGGAACAACGTGCCCGACTCGGCACCGGTGGTGTCCAGCAGCGCCTGGGTAGTGAAGCTATTGATGCGAAACGGCGCATTTTTCGGAATCGACGCATGGGCGTTCGGCGCGGTGCCGACCAGACCGATGACGTTATCACCCAGGCCACCCATGGCCTCGGGGGATTCGGTGGCATTGACGGTAATACCGTTGTGCTCGAAGTTCAGAACCTCAGCCATGGTTATTCAGCCTTCTTCGGGGTGGAGTTAAGGACGCTGGTCAGTTCCAGACGGCCAGCGGTGCGCAGGGCGGATGCTTCGACGTCCAGCAGTTCCAGTTCCTGGCCAACGGTGGACCAATGGCCGCCTCCGGTAGGGAATGGGATGAGGACGGTGTAGGTTTGGCGGGTAGGCATAGGTGGGTTTCTCCGGGTTGAGAACGCCAAAGCCCCTTGAGGAGGGGCTTTGGGGAGGCGAAAAAAACCGCTTTCGCGGTGGCTATTTCAGAAAGGCGGGCTTTTCAGGCCATGCCACGATGAATGGATCTCCAACATTTTGCGGAACATCCCGCAAAGCTCTCCGGTAATTTGCAACCTGAATACGTTGCTCATCATTAAGGGGGCTGTCCTGAACTTGGGTATAATCCGTTTCGCTCAACAGTTGATCTCGACGGACTCGGATACATGCCCATTCCAAGAGTTCCAAACCTGCCTTGCTAAGGATACGCGACGGAACAGTTTCTGCAGAAAATTCGCTCATTTAGAAAACCACCGTTGGAGAAAGAGAAAGTTTAGACTTTAATTCGCCCACACTAATCGAATGGTAATGACCAATCTGCATAGTATCAATTCGCAAAGATGTCACATATACATTAGGAATCTTTATGCGACAGATCGCATTACCCGCAGTATCCGCATAAATAGCTGGCTCAAACTTTCCAAAGCATGACTGATTGATAACTGCTCTCTGAGGCGAGTAAACGTAACCTGCAAATGTCTCATCCAACACTAAAGAGCTACCGTAACTATAGCCACGAATATTCAGCCAAAACATCTGATCATCGGTATTAATGGAAAACGGCAGTTTGAAATGAGCGTACACATTCAATGACGACCCGAGATCCGTTGCAACCAGCCCTCCAGCAGCGCCAACATCGTAAGGAGCACCAGTCCCCCAAATCATGCCTTGAAAGACACTCATCAGAAGTGTCCCCGGCTCACCAATGGCACCAACGACATCTTTTAACGCTCGAAACTGATCAAACTCTGCACGCGCCTGATTCATTCTCGCGTCGATAGCATCAATTTTTCCATTCACGGCATTTGTCAGATTATTTGAAGCCTGAACCAAGTTAGCTATTTGCGTTTCCGTACTCAAAATAGTAGCTCCTTTTTACCACTTTAATGCCTCGACGCACTCTTACCGAATGACAAATCGCGAGACCAAATAAGTTATCCAACACTTAAACTATGCCCGGCCGAGTTCTCCAACACGAAATAGCAAACCTAGATGCCGAGCCATATTGTCGATATTGGCAGTAGCGATCACTGCCAACTCATTAGCAATAAGAACGTTCAAGCTTTCAGTCCCCACCACAATCACCACGCTATCCCCCGGCAACGGCGAAACATCCAGCGTAAACTTCTGCAGCACCCGAGCCGCCGCCGCTTTATACGTCAGCAACTTTCCTGCGACGGAATACACCGCCAACAGCGTCCCACTGGCGAGATAAAAGCCAAACTCGCCAATTTCATATTCCCCGTCGCCGTCAAACAGCGCGGCCATCCTGAGTTGGTGGTTGCCCAGGTCTTCGTAATCCACGATGGCGACCCGTTGGCGTTCGTCGCGCAAGGCCACTTCGCTGCCGTCCGGGTTGTAGCGGCCGGTGCCGGCGCCAATGTGGGTGATTTCACCTTTCAAACCCTGGTTCTTCGCCTGCAGCACTTCATCCAATCCCTTGGCGGTGAAGCGCACCAGGCGCGTAATGTCATCTGTCATGGCTGCGCCCTGAGGTCGTAGTCGTTAATGGTGTAGTGCAGGGCTGCGCCGGTTTGGGTAAG